AACCATATTTTGTTAAACGTCTTTTCCTTAAAGACCTTCCACGTTTTTTGTAAGACCTAACAGACGTACGTTTTTTTAAACTCTTCCTTTTTCTCATAATATTAACTCCTTTTTTTTATTTATTCCAGTCATTATTTTTTTTTGCCTAAATAAAGTTGTGTTATTCCTAATGCATCAACGAAATTTTTTCCTAATGTACCACCTTCATTTAAACCACCTGTTAACTCTGCGTTCCTTGCTCTTACTTGCAGTATCATATTTTCTGTTGCTTGCCGCTGCGCGTTAGTAAGAGCTTGTTTAGTTCTAGCATCCATATTAGAAATAACATGAGGATTATTTTTAACATCTAACATAGTTTGCATTAATAATTTATTTGTTGAAGCATCTATGTTATTTATCTGCGAATTTATAAGCCTGTACTGTCTCACTGCGTTTGCTATTGAATCTCCCATATTCTGTACTGTACTTGTGTCAAACTGACTTTTTATAGGCTCTAACTTAATCGCCGGAGCTGTGGTAGCTGCTGACCCGGCTGCCAATGTGGGAGACAAACCCGCTGCTTTAAGATCAGCGACTCGTCTTTGAACTGCGTTATCTTCTCTAAGCATTTGTAATAACCAAGCTAATTTATTAAATTCCTGAGCTCCTCTTTGAAAGTGTATATTCCTTATATTTTGTACACCTTCCAAACCTACTCCAACAATATTGCCTATAGCGTCTATTATTTCAGATGCTGCTTGTACTCCTGCTGCCGCTCCTGCCATTTTTTGCCTCCATGGTGTCAATGCGCCAGATACAGAACAAGAAACCGTATCTGGCGCAATAGGAAGCCCTAGGGGGCAATTTAAATTGCCCCCTAGGGTCTTTCTACGTTATTCCTTAGGCTCCTCTTCAGTGGCCTTCTCTACAGCCTTATCGGCTTCATTTTTGTTCTTTTTTTCAAGTTCTTGAACCTTGAACCTGTCAGATCTTTCCTTAATTCGACCTATCGTATCTTTCAAATCTTTATGAGCATCCGACAAGTCGTATCCTTTTGATCTTGTCGGATCTAATTTAATCTGATTGATATTTCTAGTTTCACCCGGTAACACATCGAAAGCACCTAACGAACGTAATTCTTCAATCCTTCTTCCTGCCCACATCAAGGATTTTATTCTCCGTTCTTTTGATATGTAACCTGCTGTTTGTACAAGAATTTCACCCGAATTAATTTCTGGTTTTGAATGTACCCTCTTCATTTTTTCCATTTTTAAAACTCCTTTTAAATTTTTTCAAACACATTTTATCCATGATCTAAATATCCCGGCTCTGCAATTATCGGCATCGGCCTAAGAGCCGTTATAAGATTACCAAACTGAACATAAAATGCGTGTTCATCTTGTACAATTAAAAAATCCTTACGTGGTACACATTCTATGAAAGATTGGTTTAAAGCAGGTTCCGATCCAAATTGTCTGCTTAAATGCCAATAGTCATATTTATCACGCATTTCAGCGCAAATCATATTATTTTTAGTTCGCATTTCGTCATAAGCACCAGCATAACCGAAAACTTTATTTAAATCAGCTGTAGTTGCTCCAGCAGGTGCATACAACTCTTGCATTGTTATAGCTTGCTCTCCTAGATGAGCAAACTCAGGAAAATAAAAATCAAATTTAGTTTTCCTTAACCATTGACGATTAAATCCTTGTTGATAGTCAGGTTTTGGCATAACAGACATTATACCCATTATTAATCCAAATTCTTTAGCATGATAATTTGCAATGTATTCCTGATTCACAGATATACCATGTCCGCCAAGTGATCCTAATTGATCCTCTACGTCAGATTCTGCCATTTTAACAGTCTGCACAACTTCTGAAAACATAAGAGGGCATTTACTACCACCTATGTATTCTGGCCTTTGAAGCCTATCATCCCTAGGATGAGTTCCAAAGTGTGCACCAAGAAACTCAATATACCGCACTCCTGCTCTAGCGTTTCTTTCCATCCATCTTTGAATCTGCATAGCTAGACGAAGGTCTGCAATTTGAATTGGCGTAGCATCGCCAATATCAACAGTCACAGTATTATCAAACAAACTTGCAAACCTATTTTTGAAATTTTGAAGAGTTTTACCTCCTCCGATATAATCAGTGCTAACTGACAAATCTTCTGTGTCTGGCCCTGCTGTCATATTTCCATAAAGAGGAGAAAACTTTGTACTAGCAGGAGCCAATGCAACTATATGATCTAAATCAGAAAATACAGCTTCAGTAACTGCAGTTCCTGCTATTGGCAAAGCAGGAGCTGTCCCTCTCTGTGGTTCAAGCAAAGCACTTGTAAAATAATCTTTTTCCCACGCTCTATTTAAAATATTAATATGAGTTGCCGACGTTATATCAATCTCTGGAACAAGCGTTTCATCCCTGTAATACTCATTGTAAATATTAAGATATGCCCTTCTAGGAAAATCCATAGGCCTATCTCCCTCCGGCGGATCAGATAATACAGGAAATCCTAAATAATCCCATAATGAATTAGCTGCATTATAACCATCTGTTGTCGGGTATTCCGGCATTGATGGCACTAAATCACCGTCCGGGCCACCTGTAATAAAATTTTCCCAATCGTCCCACAAAAGACGATATGGAACAAAAAAATAATGCACGTAAACATCCAATTGATGAAGTACCGGAGCGCATAGCGGCTTGCACCTCAAAATCATCTGGTTTCCTATTTTGAAAACGTCTCCGGGTACAACCTCATCACACATAACGGGTATTAGCTTCCCGGGATCGCATGTAAATTTTTTTTCATATGATAAATTAAATAGCGACCTACCGGGATTAGTCGAACCTACTTTTTTAAAAATTGGATTCATTTTTTTAACTCCTTATATTAATTTGAAAAGGCGTTTCAGGAATTATCTCTCCTGTTTTTATGTTATAAGTACCCATAAAAAACAGTAAATAATCAACTCTGAACTCTTCCTGTACTTTTTTCATCATTAAAATAAACGCCCTCGATGCAGTAGCATCGTTATTTGCATCGAACAATGGGCCGAATAACTCGGCACCCTTATCATATACTGAATATAACCTTGTAGAATTTTCCAAAGTTAGCCTCCTCTAACATTTTTAGTTATAACTAATATTATTAGTATCAAATAACAACCGTTTAGTGCTTGACAAAATTATCTTTTTCCAACGGTTGATATAATAATACTTTATATAGTTACATTTTATCATTTTCGCACTTCCTGTGCCTCTAGCTAAAAACAAACCATCTTGACACACGACATCCTGTCGTGTGTCTATATATCTCTTTTCTTTTTTCTTTTTCTCAAGCTATCTCTAGCTTTGAGATTTAACTCGTTTTGTAAGTTAGATTGTCTCACGCGATCCTCAGCGCTTCGCACTTCGTCAATTGTTCCCAATCTATATAATTCATCACGAGTTAAATAATTACCAGTTAATGACTCAACCATTAACTTTTCTTTTTCCTCTGCGAAATCTTTAAGATATTTTCTATCCCTACCTGAGATATTCGAGTAATACCTCGGGATTGGTTTTTTAAATCCTTGTAGGAGAACATATCCCTTATCATGTAAATTGTCTCCATTTTTCTTCGCATAAATTTTACCAATCCCTTTAGACATGATATGAAAAGGTTTTTGAATACAATCATATGCGTACTCCTCCCAACTACCATGTATTGATTTTTCAAGGTATGAAACTACATACCTTATGGATTGGACATTGACAGAACCAAAAGACTTTTTATCCATCAACATTTCCCAATCACATTTCTTCCAACAGTCTTTTACAGACTGTCTATCTTCTTCTTTATAATAATCTAGACCGTAAATTATACCATGATAATGGGGTCTACCTACTTCTTCTCCGTACTCTCCACAAATAAAATATTTTAACTTTTTATTTGTTCTTTTTCTTAATCTCTTTAAAAATAATTGAACATCATCTTTTAACAATGTACTTTGACCGTTTCCAGCAGGATAATGATTTATCGGTAGATGATCGTCCGAATATGTGAGAGTAACGAACATTGAATCTTTCCAGCTTTCATATTCATGATATAATCTTAAAACCCAGTGCTCCCTTTGATCTAATCGACATTGCATACACACACCACAACGCACTAATAGACCATCTGGAAACTTATTTGGGTCTAAATTCTTAGTTATCCTACGAGGTTGCTTACATTTCAAAGTCTAATACCTCCACGACTTGAACCATATTTTGTTAAACGTCTTTTCCTTAAAGACCTTCCACGTTTTTTGTAAGACCTAACAGACGTACGTTTTTTTAAACTCTTCCTTTTTCTCATAATATTAACTCCTTTTTTTTATTTAT